CCGTAAACTTCCCCGTTTACAAAAACCGTGAGCGCATCAGACCCAGCAGATGCCAGCTGCTTAATACTAATTGGAACTGTAAATTTTTGCGCCACGACCTCAATCGCTTTCGCTTATCTTGCGTTGGCCCCTCGAGGCCAACTATGGATTAACCCGTGACGACGATGGTATAGTCGTTCGCGCTAATCGTTCCGTACATAACAACGCTTACCGTGTTACTGTTTGCTCTTGTTACATCGCCAATTACTGTTTCGCCAGTTGATACCTGGTAAATCTGAACCAATACATCAGTTGTATTAAAGTTATGCGTAACAGTTGTAGTGGATGTTCCGGCAACGCTGGCTGCACATCCTTGCTTGGCAACTCGACCCAAGCTTGGCGTACTTGTTGTTCTGCCGGTTGCTTCAGCTGCGGCAGATGCAAGATTGGTTCTTGCACCAGATTCCGTGGATGCATTGGTACCACCATGCGCAATTCCAACGTCTGTAGCTTCCCAAGTTCCTGTGCTGATTGTCCCAAGCGTTGTAATTGTGTTTTGACCAACGTATGTAGAAGCAATATCAACGCTGTCGGCATTGACTGTAATTCGGTCGGTTGTTCCACCAACATTAAGCGTGTTGCCAGTCTTGGTGAGACCATCACCGGCTATTACCTGCCCAGCACCAGAGAATTGCGTAAATGTAAGACCAGTTGTTCCAAGAGTAATTGGAGCGTCTGTTGTAAGTACGTATCCGTTATTTCCGTTCGCTGTACCTTCTTCAACGAAGGTAAACATCCCTGGGGTGACTTTTCCGCTCGTGTCGGCGTCATTGGAACGGCTTGCTGCACCAGATGCGACAACGACGTAGATGCCATTTTCTGAAGCGGTGCTCTGGTCTTTTACGAGTACGCGATTTCCTGTAGCGAGCGTTACGCCGTCAATTACATCGCCATTTTCCAGGTCTGTAGCAATATTGATTGGGCTGGTTGTCGCAGCACGGACAGAGTCTTTAACATCAAGACCCTGTTTTGTCGCATCTACGTATCCCTTTGTTGCAGCATGGGCGGCATTTGTTGGGTCTGAAACTTTGATATTTCCATTTGCATCACGTTTTACGAGCTTGCTTGCAGTATTTTCGCTCGTCGCATCATTTAGGTCATTCCAAAATGAAGCAGAAAGTAAACCGGCACTATCAGTATCGGCAAGATTAAGAGTAATCGTTACCGTACCATTGGACTCGCTGAATGAAATTGCATCGGTATAGGAACCGCCAGCAACTAATCCAGTAACTAGTTTTTTCCAGGCCGAACCCGTATAGTAACGAATCGTGTCATCGCCAGAGTTATAATACATCCGCCCTTCGAAGTTTGAACTTCCTGGGTCAGACGTAAGGACCTCAAACGTGGCATTAACTAACTGATTGCCATTTAGGTCTATATTCGTGAGGAACTTTTGCGCCATTTAATCCTGCCTTAGGTCAAATATGCGTAACCCGAAAAGGGGGCGGAGAATGTCACCGTCACCTGAGAATTACTGTTATATGTTACCTCACCGAAGACCACCGTATCTGCAGAATCAACAACAGTTACTGAGGGCTTGCCACCAAGGCTGTGTGTTATTACCCAAGAAGAGGAAACTGTTCCCTGCGTATGTACGTGGCGTCTTGAGTTGCCAGAAGCGGTGGCAAGTCTTACGACTACTTGATTTGGCGCATCCTGATTAACAATTACCTGATTAGCGCTATCTTCATTGACGATGACATTATTGGGAACATTGCTCATCTGGTGACCTCAGGACTTAGATTAAATGTTCCTTGCAATACCCTCGAGACTACGCCATCAGCGCTAATTATCTCTATATCATAAAATCCGCTGCTATTTACTGATGCTGTCACTGAAGCAGAAACGTCAATATAAATTTGATTATCCGTAGTTCCGGTTGGATTTATTGTTAAATTTCCGTTCTCTGTAGTTAGCTCAAGTAAAAAGTTATTTGAATCAATTGTTCTTCGCACTTGCATTCTTGCCGTGTATCCAGAAAGACTGAATGGCTCAAATGTTTGTCCAGTTGGGTCTAATTCAAGATTTGGTTGCTCAATTTCAAGCGTGCGGCGAAAAGTAGAGCCCTGCTCGCAAGTGATATTGTAATTTCCAGCCCTCATGCGCAAGCGCTCCTAACTATTGCTACAAAGATTGTAGATTAAGGAGCTTGCCGGCAAAGGCAATAAATTTATAGAACCGAAGCTGATTCCTTGTTTGGGCCGACTTTCTTGAGCCCCATGCTCATCGCTACCGATAGGGCAACGGCTACAACGCCAACCTTGAGATTTGACGAAGACATTAAGCCATCAAAATCTGCACCGGTTGCAAGCCACGAACCGAGATAACCCTGAAGAAATGTCCTTCCGGCTCTTTCGGCTACATCTTTCATGAAGTTTGTATTCATATGTTGTTCTCCTCGTCCTTGTGGACAATTAATAATATCACATAATAAAAATCGGACTTTTTGAACTTGTTTGACTGTTAACGCGTTGATTCATATTTATGTATTAATCTTTTTCGTGATTTATGAAAAAACCACAAAAGCCAACAATTGCCTTCCTTACGCATGACTGGTCATGGGGAACAAATCCACTTCAGCCAAACGGTTGTGCTTGGTATAGGTGTCAGCTTCCATCGGCTGAACTCAATAAGCGTGGCTGGTTCACGACTGTTGGATTTCCCGGGTTCAGCAATGACAGAGGGTTTGGTTTATTGATTGAAGGAAATAAGGCTGTTCATGGCTGGGACATCATTGTATTTAAACTTCTGATGCAACAAGAAGTTCTTGATTCAATTCCGCGAGCCAAAGAACTCGGTCAAAAAATTATTGTCGATGTTGATGACTGGTTTGATGGTCTTGCAGAAACAAATAGAGCCTTTTCGACAACGCACCCAGATAAAAATCCAAAAGCAAATCGCGAGATTTACAAACAAATTATTCTTGCAGCAGATGCTGTAATAACATCAACTCCATTTTTATTTGATTATTATGCAAAATTGCGTGATAATGTTTTTCTTGTACGAAACGGTATTGACCTAGAGAGATGGAAACGTAGACAATCTAGGCCAAATAAGAAACTCAAAGTTGGTTGGGTTGGAGCAACTCATTGGCGCTCAAATGATTTAGAACAACTTTCTCCGTTCATCGGACAATATCTAACGATGCGAAATCTTGGCTTTCATCATTCTGGACATAACAACAATGCGCCATTCGCAAACCATATGTTCAACATTCCCGAAGAAATAACCAGGGTTTCACCAATGGTTCCAATTCTTGGTTATCCAACTTTATTTAAAGATATCGATATTGGTCTCATACCGTTAAACGACATACCTTTTAATCATGCCAAATCATTTATTAAGGGTCTTGAATACGCTGCAGCTGGTGTTCCTTTTGTTTCGTCCTATTCGCCTGAATATGACTATCTATCTAAGCATGGAATAGGAAGGGTTGCGCATTCGACTTCAGAGTGGATTTACCACCTAGATGAGTTGCTTGATTCAAAAATGCGCAAGGATGAAATTGATGAGCATTATTCAATTCTTCCTAAATTTTCGATGGATGCAAGAGGAGATGACTGGGATGCAACTATGAGATTTATTTTGGAGAGAATATGAAAACAAATGAAGAACTAGAAAAGCAATATACAGAACTAACTATTCCCGCTCCAGAACCAGGTCCTGCAGACTGGAATGATAATGGTTTCGTAATTAAAAAGGGGCTGGTCCCGGAAGAATTAATGCAGGAATATGAAGCGTGTTGGATTGAGAACAATGCTGAATATGTAGATGGAAATTTTGTTATGACACGCCCTGGTGGGTGGCCGGATTGCACTCCATATAGAAGGCATCAAGAAGTCATGAATATATTGACTTTTAAAGGCATAAACGACACAATGGAAGAATTACTGGGAGAGCCAGCGGCAGTTCATCTCAATCTCACTGGCTGGATTACGACAACAAGAAATTGGCATCAAGACACATATCTGAATCCAATACATGTTGGTGATTATTACGTTGCCATATGGTTAGCGCTGGAAACAATACATCCAGACTCTGGGCCGTTTCAATTAATACCCGGCTCGCACAGATGGCCAACTGTTACACAAGAAAAAATACTTGCTGCCTTGCCAGAAAATAAAAGAGATTTTCGTTGGCCGACATATAGCGAAGAAATACTTACCCCAATATTTGAGCATGAAATCGAAAGACGACAAGCAGAAGTACTTACATATTTGCCAGAACGTGGTGACGTTCTTTTTTGGCATGGTCGCTTATTGCATAGGGGTTCATTAGCTATAAATAAACAAATACCAAGAAAGGCTTTGATTGCCCACTATTCAGGAGTAAATCATAGAAAAGACATGCCCAAGGCCGAAAAGCATGGAGATGGATGGTATTTCCCAATTGACGGTGGAAACGTTGGGCGTGACTAATGAAACTATTAAATGCTGGATGCGGAACACATTATGCAAATGGTTGGATAAACACAGACGTTTGGGATGATGGCACAACAACTACTCCAGACCTAAGAGTAGAACCCAATAAACCATATCCATTTGAAGATGATTATTTTGATGCAGTTTTTTTAGGACACGTTCTAGAACACATGGCTTGGCCTGATGTTCCAGCTTTTCTCCATGACATGCGCCGAATTGCAAAACATAATGCTCCATTTCTTGTATGTGGTCCTGATGTTTTAAAAACTATTCAGCGGTGGGCAAAAGGACAAGAACCATGGGAAATGGTTCTTTCAACAATGGAACATCAGGACATAAACACTCAACCTGGACGTGAACATCTTTGGTGGGATGGTGCTCACCATCATTGGAATTGTCATCACGAAAGAGTTGAGACCCTATTACGTGCTCACTCATTCACGGAATTAACAGATGTATATGACATCATTCCAAAAAACCCAAGCGGTAAGGGATGGAAGAACGACGGTATTGAATGGCCTGTAGTCGGACATTGGTACTGGCATTTTGCCATATTGTGTAGAAATAATAAGAGTTAAATTTTATTATGTGATAAAATTTTCCTGAACAATCAGGAGAATCGAGTTGAGCGTTACCAAGTTTTCTAATGCTGTATTACGTCTTGTCAATATATTTCTTGTTTTAGCATTTATTTCGTTCTGGCTTCCGTCATTTTCGGCACGAGCCGCTGGTGAATCAATTGCTGTCCCGGCAAATACAAGCATTCAAACTGGTCAAACAAATGTTGATTTAAGTAATGATTTTAATATCTCTGGATATTCGAACTCAGCAACGCTCCTTACTTCTATTTCATTAACTGGTGAAACTGCTGGCACATTTTCTATTAGTAGCACTACTGGATTAACCAGAGAATTTGGATATGACTCTTGGATAGATGTCTCTACACTGTCGTTCACGGGCAGTCAGGATGATACAAATTCTGCTCTTGACTCAATAACTTTCTCATCTGGGTCAATATCCGGAACAGCAACACTGACTGTTTCAGTTCAAGAAAAAATCGCTAATTCATTTTATTTTGCTGAAACTGGACACTTGTATGAATTTGTCCCTGGTTCTATTACGTACATGAATGCCAGAACAGCAGCAGGAAATAGAACTCTTAACGGCCTCCCTGGCTACCTTGTCACAATCACATCTAACGCAGAACATGAATTTGTACTTACAAAAATCCAAAACGCATACAACATCTGGATTGCTATTTCGGATAGACAAACTGAAGGAGTATGGGTGCTTGACCCAAAGGATGGTCATCCAGAACAAGGAACGGTTGTGTGGAACGGACAATGGGGTGGCTCTGCTGTTTCTGGTCAATATGCAAAATGGTGTTCTGGTGAACCAAATAACTGGGGCAACAACGAAGACGCAACAGTTACAAAATGGCAAGGAGGGACTTGCTGGAATGACTTAAGCCATACAACCTCATATGCCAGCGGTTATGTCGCTGAATACGAGCCAACACAGACTATGAATCCTGTTTATAGCGACTCTATGGATATCGAAGTATTTACTCGGTCTATTGCCACACCAACAAATCTCGCTGTTACATTCAGTGGAACAAGTGCAAACCTAACATGGACAGCTCCAGTTTCTGGAAACACTCCCGTCGAAAGATATGCAGTTTCTTGGTCAACTGACAACTTTCAATCTGGATGGGCAATATCGTCAAATAATACTTCTGCGACTATCCCAAATTTAACACCAGGAACTCCGTACTGGTTCAAAGTGCGAGCAGATAATGACACTTTTTCCACATATTCTTCTTATACAAGTGCAATAACTTCTTCATTTGAAGAGGGAAACACAATTGTTTTTTCTTATAACCCAACTACCGTTTATCAAAATAAACAAATTTCAACAACTAATACAACAACTCTCACTGCAACTGCGCGTGCAAAAAACACCCAAGGTGGACCAGATTTGTTTTATGTTGGCATTCAACTAAAGGGCGTTGGCGGCGGGCTTATTTATTCACATAATACGGGTTGGGTAAGTCTCACAAATTCATATCAGGATATAACGCTTTCCGTTACGTCAGCTGGAGTTGGTGCAGAGGCATGGGCACTCGTTGATTCGGTTTCTCTTGTCATGGGTGGAGATGACTCTGAATTTTGGGCTGGAAATTACGGACCGAGAGTTGAATCGGCATCTCTAAAACTAGATAGCACTGAGCTTATGTCAAACGTCGAGTTTTCTGATGGAGACCGATACTGGACATCATCTGTTGGCTGGCAATCATGCCACGCAACGATTGGTAATAAACCGTGTCCATCCGTTGGTGTGTATGTTGCTCCAACTACAACCACCACTAGCACAACTACTACAACCAGCACTACTACCACTACCAGTACGACAACCACTACTACTGTTCCGCCAACGTTTAGTGGTGGTGGGTGTGGGCCCTATCAGAGAATCACGGTTACCGGAAATACAAACGGCCCAGTTTGGGGTAGCAATCCATACACTGATGATTCGAACTTTGCTGCCGCCGCAGTCCACGCTGGTCTTATTTCCGTTGGTCAGACTGCGACACTAGAGCCATACTGGGTGGATAATTATCCAGCATTCAATGGCTCAACTGCAAATGGAATAACAACGTCTGACTGGACAGATGGATGGTGTGGCTATTACATAAAACTTGCTGGAACACAAACTCCGACCACAACTACTACCAGTACAACAACTACTGTCCCAACCACTACAACTAGTAGCACCACAACTACTACTAGTACAACAACTACAACTGTTTATGTTCCGCCACAAACAACCACAACAACTGAAGCTCCAGTAGTTATTCCAGTTCCTACGGCTACCACTGTTCCGGATGAAACAACAACTACGACCATTGCAGAAGAAACAACAACTACTCAGCCAGAAGAAAAAGAAGAAGAAACGACTACGACTGTTCCTGATTCGACTCTTCCTGCTTCATCATCAACTCTGCCTCAGGATGATGAACAGCCATCCCAAGAAGAAGAACAGTCGCCAAGCACATTGCCCCAAAACCAAAATGAAGAAGAAGAAACAGATTCACAGATAGATAATGTACCAGAAGAATCAACACCGACAACCATACCTTCATTTGATGGATTGACTGAAGCAGAGGTTGCATCTGCCGCAGAAGCGGCAATAGAAGAAATTATTGCTAATAAAGAAGTAGAAGAATTAACAGGTGAAGATAAGGCTCAAATTGCTGCTGTTGTTACTGCTGTAATTGAAGCAGGCATAACAGAATCTGCAGCCACAGAGCTGGCCTCAAATCCTGCAGTTCTAGCTTCTGTAACAACCGACCAAGCTGAACAGATTTTTGAAACGATAAATGCAGATGCCCTTGATGAATCTGCGGCGGAAGAAATAGTAAATGCTGTTCAAGAAGCATCAGAAGAAATTCGAGCAACATTCGAGGAAGCCGTTGACCTTTTCCAAGGAGCATTCGATAGTTACAAAATGCTTGGTCAAACAATCAACGTAGGCCAGAGAAGAACGGTTGTTGCGGTAAACTTAGTAACGGCTGCTACTGCTGCAACTGCAATGGCGGCCACAACTACCGGTGGTAGCCAATCTTCATCAAACACACAATCGTCTAGCAATGACAATAAATCCGCAAGACGAGAGGATGAAGAAGAGCCAGCCGGAGAGATAGCTGGAGACGAAATCGACTGGGTAAAGAGATTAAGTATTATCAAGAAATTTGGATATGGAGTGATGAATCTCGGATGGACGCTCGCTGGTTCACTCGTTGTGTATCTTACGCTTTCTGGAACGCTCCAAACAATTGCAGGTCTTGCGTCAGTAGCAGCATTTGGTGCGGCAATGTATTTACACATGAAAGAACCGCAAGAGTAATAATTTAACTGCTCTTTTTATTGTACAATTTTTGTACTGGAATTAGTTCCGTACGAAATGAGATGCAATGAGCAAAGTTGAATGGGATATCGTCGTACCGGTCAAGCAACCAGCTGACCTAAAAGGCGTTCAGCCAGGGAAATTGCCAGAATCGCTACTTCGCCCAGCAGTTGGTGGTGGAAAGCTTCATTGGCTCTGTGCCGCCGCTTGGGCATGCATGGTTGAGGCGGCAAAAGCCGAGGGCGTAGAACTAAAACCAGTTTCGGCTGGAGATACATACCGCACCTATGAGTCACAGCTAACAGTTTTCAAACAGCGCTATACGGATGTTCCAAACGCGAATCAAACAAGAACATTTGAAGGCAAGAAGTGGTATAAAAAAGACCCAAAACTTGCGAGCTTGGCGGCACCTGGTACCTCGCAGCACAATACCGGTTTGGCCGTTGATGTTCATACTGCGGCAGACCCAAAGCGTTTAAAGTGGCTGATTGCAAATGTTCGAAAGTTTGGTTTTTCGTGGGAAGTTGTACCGGAAGAGCCGTGGCACCTCCGCTATACAGAGGGCGATAATCCGCCTGCAGCAGTTGCTGAATACATGGCAAAGAATAATATTTCTAAGCCTGCAGGTGCGCCTACGCCAGCAGCTGGCACTTCAGCAGCAAAAGATGATGGTGGCGACCTAGACCCTGGCGATAGCGGCCCACGAGTTACAAAACTTCAAGAAGAACTTGCAGAACGTGGATTTTACAAAGGCGCATTTGATGGCCAGTTTGACGCAAAGACACAAGAAGCGGTCGTGGCATACAAGAAAGCTAAAGGTTTTGGCGAGGGACCAAAAGCTGGAAAGCGTGTTCTTGATGACCTAGGCATTGGCGCATGACAATGAAAGAACGCACTATGTACATGCTTGCCTATATGGTTGGTATTTGCGTTATTGCTGCAATCATTGGTGATTATGTAACTGCTGCTCTCGAAACATGGAAAACTGGTGAACCAGTGGAGGTTTCTGCGGAAGTAATGACTCTTGTGCAGACTGCGCTTGGTGGTGTGATTGGTATTCTCGGCGGATATTTCGGTGCAAAAGCATCGAAAAAAGACGAAGAGTGACACATTTGTCATGAGCGACGGAATTATTATCGCCATCGTAACTGGGTGTTTTGGTATTCTCGTCGCCTTAATACAAAAAGGTCGGCGTGAAAATTCAAGAGACCATGGAATAGTTGCTGAAAAATTAGAGCAACTCAAGTATGGAATCGAAGATGTTGATGCTGACATTCAAATTTTAGAGGCAAAATTCGATGGACACATCAATGACCATGCTGTGGGAGCATTTAGCTCGAACGGAGATAAATCTGCGAAACGAAAGAAGCAGAAAACACTTTCATGAAAACAATCGAGAATTTAAAACAGATAATTCTTCGCATAGTGGCAGTATTTGCGTCGAACGCCCTCGGCGTTATCGGAGCTGGTGCGATAGCTGGAATTCCTCTTTGGAAAGCATGTTTCGTCGCAGGAATCGGTGGGGTAGCTACAGTCGTTGAAAAGCTTGCCCGTGCCTACATGGACGATGGCAAACTAACGGTGTCAGAAATTGACACAATTTTTGGTGGGGCAAAGGCAGAGATTGAACAAAAACTCGCCGCAATAGAGGAATCAAAAAAAGCTTCTAAATAGCCCCCTCTTATTTGCTCAGTTTAATTGACACCTATATGTGGTAGTTTTTTTGTGTACCCCTACGCGCGTCCGGAAACGTATATCAAATTTGAAATTTATCTGAAATATGCAACCAAAAGATAAAAATATCGAACAGATTTGGCATTGTGATGAGCATGAATTATTGCTCAGAATAAATCGTTCCGAGTTAGAGATACTTTCTGTTCTGTGCCCGCACGAAACAGGCGGACAATGCAAAAATAGGAATTCTGAATGTATTGTTTCTGCACATATTCTTCGTTATGGCATGGACTGCAATAGTGGTGTTTGCCTGGCTCATTCAAATATGAAAATATGTTGGACGCTCATTGGCGATGTGGATGATATGGAGTCTTCTCAGTTGTGGTTCTTCCCGCTAGAAGACGAGGTTTTCCAGGCGTGGATGGTTGCAAATAACGGAGGGAATGAACCTAATGACGAGAGCGATGTCTAGCTCTTTGATTTGAGCGTTTGTTTTTTGCTTGCTTCATTCTATTTTCAACAGCAATAAGGATTTTTTCTTCTTCGTCAAAATTCTCAATGCTTTGTCCGCGCTTAATTTTTGCCATCTGGTTATTTATATTTGATACATATCTTTTCCCCAGAAAGCGTTCCTTCTGCGCCCTATACCCCATTACTGAACGATAAATTTGGTCAATTCCGTCGGAGGTTATTTCCCATTCATCTTCGGATATTTTCGAAATATATCCATTCCGATGTAAGGACTTAAGTTGGCTTTTTGCCCTGTGTATCCCTGGTTCATAAAATACGCCGCGCAAACAGTCTTTTAGTTGTTTTGAGCTAAATGTCCGCCCATATGAACGCATCATTTTTGCAAAGCAAAGTGTTGTATACCCGCTTGAACCGTAAACGATTAATCCCTTTGTGGAGCCTGGCATGAACCCATAGCGTATTAGAACGGTTCTTGTTCTCCAACTTCTACTTCTGCACTTTCTTTGTTTTGGCCTATCGACTCAATTGCGTTTATAAAATGACGTATATCGGGTTGTTCAAAAATCAAACTTTTATTTAATTTATATACATTTTGTCGGTTCAATTTTGTCTTTGTAATCAACCCGGCAGCAACCAGTGATTTGACAGTTTTATCAATCATTGTTTCGCTTAAGTCAAGGTAGACCGAAATTGCGCGAATTGTCATTGTTGGGTCTTCTATCAATGCCACCAAAACCCTACCCGGTGTTGAAAGAAGCCCAATCTCGCTCTCTCGGTGATAACGAAGAATTTTTTTATTGTCTAATGCTTTTAATATCTTATCTATTTGCTCATCGGTATTTGTATCCGCAGTTGAGTTAATCGCTTCTTCAATTGCTTTTTTAATGTCATCAGTTTTTTGTTGTTTCACGACATGTCACCCTGCAGCATCGTTAATGGTGTACTATCGATTATGACGTCGCCAGATGTCACACCATTGTTCTCAAAAGGAAAAGTGCACACACCACAGAGAGTAGCAGGTAACCAAGATGTTAAAAGATGCATTGAACTCCCTGATAAAAAATCAATCCAAACAACAGCAGTGTAAGTTGGGAAAGCTCCTCTGTGACCTGGATAGGGAAGAGTCGCAACTACTTATTGACACTTTTAGAAGCAGTGTCTCAACAATGGAAATCGTGAGAACTCTCAAGTCTGAGGGAATCTCGTTCAGTCGTGAATTTCTGGGTGCTAAACGAAATTGTTTTACCGACCCAGAACAAGCTAAGACCTGCTGTATATCAGAAAGACTCGGAGACAAAAAATGACCAAAAGTCAATCAAAACCAGAACAAAAATCAAGACTCAAAGAAAAACTTTCAGCTGTTAAAAATACTAAAGAAAAAGAAGAGTCTAATAAAAAGGTTCTTGGCGACATAGCTGCTATGTTGACAGCCAAGGGCATAGACCCCTCCGAAATCGGTTCAATCAATAAAGTGTCGTTGTATCAAACAGTGACAAAGAATGAAGTTGGCGAGACGGAAATCCATAATCTACAAGCCATTCAGTTCAGCCCGACATGGGAACAGGGACCAGAATGGCCGCTTGTGGAG